TATAGACCACCTGTTGGTAACAATACCTGTTGTTTGACCACGTAAGTAATTATCACCTGCTTCAGCATCAATGATAGATATAAAATCTTCTATTAAGAACCTAGGTATATCTGAAAACTTCATCAACTCTCAACTTCAATTATACAATCATCAATAGATATATATGGAAATTGATTATAATTTATAATAATACTTCTCAATACATTCTCATCCCAGTCTGAATCAGTAGATCTAGCCCATTGTGGATATTTTTCTGATTTATAACTATATGGATCTAACCAAGAGTTAGAGTTAAAATCCCAAAAATCAATATTTCTTACAATCATAGCAGTTATACCTTTTACATTAGAAAAATTATCAGTGTCTGAAACTTCTGATGCATCCTTTATGTAGTTTTCTATCTCATAAAAATTTAATGTTTCACCAAAATCTCTTGAAGATACACTAAAATAATATACTAATTTATTTTTTACATCATTAATAACTTTTGCAGATTTATAATTACTCTTGATTTTTAAACCTATATCTATTCTAAAATATATAATTTCTGGTAGAGTATAGACTTCCCATGCACATAACATTTTTCTTAATTCTAAATATTCCGCAATTTCTTGTACCCAATCTGGATTATATGCTATAGGCATAACTCTTTCTGTATTAGGATCGGACGCTGATGGTGAATAACTGAGAGTATTGCTTCCCCATTCAGTAGGAATTAAACTAACGTAAACTTTATTATAATTGTCAATATCACCAGAAGGAGCAATTTCTTTTTCACCCCATACATTAGCTTTAGCTATATCACTTCTTAGTTCTAAATAACTAACATAATCATTTTTAGTAACATTACGGTACTGTGCGTGTAATATTGCTGGTGCATTATTTTTAATTTCGGTTATGCTCTCTGGATCCGATCCACCGGTTGCTTCAGTATAATTAGTTATAGTATAATATTCGCTATTTATAGTAATTCCTTTAGTATTATTAGTTAACAAATCGTTATCTGGATATATTATAGTATTTTTAGCTACATTACCATTAGAACCTAAACTTTCTACAGCTGTTATTTTTATTGAGTCTGTGAAAGAAGGTACATTACGTGTATCTGAAAATTCAATTATATATCTTTTATACTTATCATATCTTAAAATATATACATTGTCTTCATCACTTAATCCAGATAATTCATCATAAAAATCTGATATTCTAGTCCACTCTTCATCGTTAACTTCTACTTTTAAACTTGGATAATCATCATCAATGTTATCATCATATCCAAAATTAATAAATGGCAAAACAATTTTATTATCTATTAAATCACTTCCAGTATATGTATATTCTTTTAATTTTCCTTGTCTAACTGGAATATCTGTTATAGTAAATGTACCATAACTATTAACTGTACTGTCTATTGGATTAGTAGTTACAAAAGATATATTTTCATTATTATAGTTTTTTGTTGAAAGTAACTCCTTCCATGGTTCAACTCTTAAAATATCGTCTATATCAACTTCCCCTGCTGCTGATGCTGCTGATGTTATTAATGATAAAGTTATTGTTGTTCTAGATGACCTGTAACCAGCTGGATAATAACCAATTAAATTAACCAATCTACTAACAGTTTCATATAAATCAGCAGTATCTATATAACAATTCTTAGCTAATTTATTAATATAATAAGTACTTAATTCACCTAAATATGCCATCAATTCAATAAGAATTGTTATATTAGCACCTTCATAATTATAATCAGTAAAAACATCACTTTCACTCAGCTGGTCTATTATTTTCTGTTTTATAGTATTAAAATCAATATTTAAATAATCTGGAACGAGCGTGTTATTGCTCATATCATTCTCCTTATAACTGCTTTAAAATAAAGTTAACCTCACGAAAACTTTCAGATGAACCAAAACCTTTTATTGTAAAATTACAAGTTACGTCATATCTATTATAATCATGATTCGCAACAACTAACATTCTATCTATTATTATTCTGTCATCCCATGTTTCAATTGCTGATATTAAATGATGACCAAGTTTTTCAGCTGTTTTGCTATCTATTGGCTCAAAAAGAAGATCATAACCATCAAATGCAAAAGTAGGAAGCATTCTTCTACTACCAGGTATAGTTAGTACTATGTTTGTTAAAGAATTAATAATAGCATCAACATCAGTATCTAACAACACATCACCATCTGATTGTTGTTTCAAATTAATATCTACATCTGCATAAATATTATTCATAAATGTGTACGCTGTGAATACTACGATATAAGTATCGAAGAAAAAACAGCTTTCCTCCTTTTTACCAAAGATATAATTAGTACTGCCAGAGTGGGGTAGTTAACAAATATCTCTTATAATCTAGTAAAACATCTTTTACCTTTAATAGGTCTATAGATATTTTTAAAATCAATACTGTAATCAAAATCATCTTTTTCAAATTCTTTTTGTTCTTTAATTCCCAAGTTATGAACAATTAACAATTCTTCATTAACATTAGAACCTTGAATTAATTTTATTCCAGAGGGCGCCCATATTCCAGATCCACCCCAAAAGACAGCTTTACTTATAGGATGAATACCAACTGCATTACAAGCAATGATCCATACTTGATTAGTTACACTTCTTGAAGATGCCAACAAATCCCATAAAAAACCATAATATTGATCAGTAGCTACATTCATACCAGGATAGTCTCTTTCAGCAGTTCCTCGCCATGAAGCAATTTGAATCACTGCATCAACTTTATCAATTAAACTATATTCTTGATACAATTGACTAAAACACATATCATAACAACTAGTTGTAGCAAATTTTCCCCATTCTGTTTCAATAATCAATCTGTCATCCTGTCCTGTTTCTGTATAAATCTTTTCAATACCAGGTAACATTATTTTGTCATATATCATGTTTTCTTTAAAATAATCTACTTTTTTGTTCACTATATAAGTACTGTTCATATATTTCTTATTAGGACCTTTTCTAATATTATTAAACAATATAAATTGGAAATTATTGTCTAACATTGATTCTAAATTATTTTTCACCCAATCTTTATGTTCTTCAATAACAGCCTTATTCATATAAGACCAACACGATTTTTGATCTTCCCAAAAGTAGCCAGCTAAACAAAATTCTGGAAATACAGCCATATTACAGCCTTTATCTTTAAATATTTTACAAGCTTTTTCTATTTTAGTTTTATTCTCTTCTATTCCTGGTACTGCAGCGTGAATATTAGCTAATCCCACGGATAAATTTTTTTCATTTTTAGAATAAAATCTTTCTAATAAATTAAATCCGTCTGATTTACTTTCTGTTATATATTTTCTAAAATTCATCAATTTCTCCTAATAAAGTTCTTCTGGTACATTAGAAGCAGAATGTTCAGTAGTTTTCTTAATACTTCTAAATATTTCTAAAAAATCATTTTTTAAATTTTCCATTCTGGTGTTTATATCTAATAAATTAGCTTTAATAGAATCTCCTATAGATCCCATACCTGATATAGCGTCATCAATAAAACTTTCAATATCATACTCACCTTGATCACCAAGCCCGACATCAGTTAAAAAACCATTAACATAATCTATATATTGTTGCATTTCATCTAAACTTAAACATTCTGCATCAGATAAACAACCAAGCTTTTCATCTATTAAACCAATAATATTAGGTATTTGCAAACCACCAATACCTAAAGTATTACTTAATACTTTAACAGCATCTAAAACATCAATTTGATTAATAATACTTATCAGTGGTTCTAAAACTCTATCAATTAAATCTTCTAATGAAACAGCAATACCACTAACAGCATCAAAAATTCCATCCAAACAAGAACCAGTAAACTGATGAATTAATGATCTTACTTCTGTTATTTCACTTAAAACATTTTCAACTTGTTCTTCAACAGCATTTCGAGCGTCATCCAGCGGATCATTAAGTTCATGAATTTTCTCGTTAAATTTATTGACAGCATCTAAAATATCATATTTTATTGATTCAAGATATTCCAGCTGATCTCTTAATGCGTCAGTTATACCGTCGCATATTAATGAGTAGCTCATTTAAATACCTCGTATTTTTTACTACATATTTTATACATGCACACTTCATCAAACTTATCAAGAAATTTTTTTATTAATTTACTTTTCATTTTTTCACATTTATAATCAACACAAACAATTTTATTATTTTTAATATCTATAAAAGTCGATCCTTTTATCCAGCCATTTTTTACTAAAGATATAGAAGATTTTTCTTTTATTACATTGTCATTAATTAAATCTTCTATCATGTTACTATGATTTAATATATAAGGAGTCATATATACTAAATCATTTGGTGATATAAAAAAACTACTTCTAAATGGTATTTCGCATAAATTAACTATACTGTACTTACTACGATTGAACAACATTTAGTTTAAAAATATATCACTTCCTTTAATCTTTATAGTACTACCTGCCTTAACTGTTCTACTTCCTTTTATATTTATGTTTTCATCTCCACCAACTTTTCGACAGTAATTACTTTCTATCTGATTTGTACTTCTACCACCTATTTTTTCTTTTTTTTCATTATCTATTGTAGTGGTACTGTTTTCAGCTATATGAGTATACTTGCTTTTCTTTATAATTTCATATTTGTCATTATCATTTCTGATAATCATTTTGCCATCTTTACTTATTTCTATATAAGTATTAGACGGATGATATATATGTAATCTTTGTGCTTTTGGCGTTGTATCAAATTCAACTAATATACCACCTAAAGTAACAACAGTATTATATGGATATTTTTCGTTTGAATCGTAAAAAAATGGTTGTGGTTCACTCCATGTCTCATCATCGTCATTACAGCTAGCAATACTAACATCCTCATCTAAATGTTCTTTTTTATATTTTAGAATAGTATTGTTTTTTGCTTCATCATCTTTTTCATTATCATCCGTAAACAACGGATGATGATCTTGTCTTTTCTCTCTTACAGTTGTTGGATATATACCCTCTGGATCACTAAATCCCTTGTTCTTATCCGGTTTTTCCATTTCAATACCAGGGGATGAAGCAAAGTATCTTGGTTGTGTTATATTTCCGTTTTCAAAAAATACATACACATGAGATCCTTGAAGTGGTACTGTCCAACTACCGAAACCACTAATATTACCACCAAATAATGATAACGCTGGTTCAAACCACGGTAGATTAGATACAGGTATTCCATCTGTTGCATCAGAACTTCTATTTTCAGAATGCAAACCAAATACCCTTACTTGAACACGACCTCTCTTTTCTGGATCAAATCTATTTTCCACTACACCACGATAGATACCATAAAATTTATCACTTCGTGGAAATATATGAGAAATTTTAAAATCTTTCATAAGATACCTGATAAATTTTTTAATTTTGGTTTAGATAATTTTATACTATCTATATCTTCATATCCAGTTTTACAACAGACCATCTTTTGCAAAAAAGTTGGTATAGTTTCATTTGAAAAATGACTGGTTATACCTCTAACCAAATAAAGACCAGACATCATTTTATTAAAAATTTCATCAACAGATGACGGCCATTCCACTTCAATAATCATTCCTGGATATCGCTTTTCATTACCAATAACAACCGGCATGAAAGTATTTTGATTAATATAATTTTTAATAAAGTCATTATAATGAATATTAGCTAGTATAGAAGTATTGGCATCACCCTCTAAAGAATAAGAAGAAGTTATATTGTCTATATCATTTTTAAATAAAGCTCTTCTACCTAAAGATGTAAATTTTTGAACACTATCACTATACTTATTTTTGCTAAATACTAATTTTTTAGTATAAGGATCAAAACCCATTCTTGTTGTTCCTGCAATATCTCTTAAAGTAGTTCTATCAACACCTGAATGATCCCAACTAATAATTTTATTTGCATAAAAGAGATTTTCACATTCAAATAGATAGTTTTCATTTTCAGCTTTCTTTTTTCTCAAAAGCGACTCTATTGTGACAAAATTAAATTTTCCTTGCGACGTATACAAGACATATCCGGGTGTTCTAGTTACTTTACTTGAACATCTTCTCATAAGCCAAGTTAAAGCTTCACCAGGAGTCCAAAAAGGCATTATAAAATTTTCTAATGTTTCACAGGTTTCTTCAAAATTATCAAATTTATCTATTCCAATCATATTTTTAGCTATATCATCAACAATTTCACTGTATTTTTTATTAACCCATGACTTAGAGAATCTTTTCAAGGAAACATTTTCTAAATGTTTTTCAGCAAAAATTAAATCTGTAACAAAAATATTTCCAGAATTAACAGTAGATGCAGTATAATTTTTATTTATTTTAACAATATAAAAAGTTCTTTCAATTATTTCATCATTACCATAAGATATAACTATTTTTTCATCACCTTCTAGTGGACCTAATTCTTTAAGACCGTATTTATCAATTATTGTTAGCCTACCAATAGAACCATATAAAAATATATCTTCTAACCACATACATGTCTTTATATCATTAAGATCTATATTGACATCACCTCCTGTTGAAAACTCTATGTACACACCAAAATTAATTAACTTAAAAGAATCATTATTTATCATTTCTTTAAAAAAAACCTTTGTTTATTCAATTAAAATTTATTTTTAGACCAGATCATATACAACCAATTTTGTAGTAACAATAAATTCTTGCTTTTATTAACTATAAATTTTTAGTACAGTCTTATTGAACTAAAAAACTATTATAAATCTTTTAATGAATGCATCTCTTTTACAATTTGATAAATATACTTGGGTTTAAGTATTTTTAAAAAATCCCCTGGTGATATTTCTTCAAACGGATTTAAAATATTGTTCATCATTGGTATTAACCACCACAATTCTGCATTTTTGTAATAATAATATGAAGTGTTGTCATAAAATTCATCATTACTTATATTGTGAGTAATATAAAATAATACAGAACTACTAACATCTTTATTTATTTCATATGATTTAAATATATTCAATAACTTAGTACCATCTACAGAATCCTCTAATACATCAAACATATTTAATTGAGAAGAGTTAGATATTCTATTTCCTGTTGCTTCATAAAAAGATTCATCTGTCTTTTTACAAGTCATTTTTATCTCCTTCTAAAATTTACCATGTACAATTGATGTTTTTGTATCTGGTTTTATCATTACTCCACCACTTACTTCACGTACATCAACTTTACTGCGACCAGAAAATGTATTTTTAAAAGTTGGTTCTACTGAAGTAAATTGTAATGTTAATTCGCATTTACTTGGATAACCACTTGTAAATGGTGCATAATAAGTCGGTTGAACAGATGTTAAAGCTGCATTTTCTATGTATATATAGTTGGTATTCGGATGTGATCTTACTTTAAAAATGCATGGTGGAATTAAATTAGTTATATCTATTTGATCAGAAGCAAAATCAGGACTACTAAGTTCTAAAAGCTTCATTATTGGTTCTGTTATTTCATGCTCATTGTCAACTTTATATGAAATATCAAAATTAAAGATATAATTTAATCTTTCTGAATCAACATAAACCAAAGGAGTGTCTACTCTACCCCAAACAACTTTACCACTTCCTGTTGCTGTAGAATAAAGATCATAAACATTTTGTTTAGCTTTTAAAACTACCCCGGCAAATCTACTAATAATAGATTCATATGGTTCCCATGTATGAGACATAGATACAGCAAATGTAACTGGAGCTAAAAATACAAATTCTGATATTAGTGAACTTTTTTCTACTGGTTTTTTGTTCCTAGAATTAGTCTTTTGACTTGTTAACTTATATGCTTCTATTACAATCCATAAAGCATCAGTAAATTCATTATATGGACTAAATGATGGTATTTTATAAGATTTTTTAGTTTCTGATGTTATTTCACTCATCAACGTATATACCGTAAATAATCCAGCAATTAGACCGGAAAAACGGCATTCCTCCTTCTTTACCAGAAATGTAATCAGTTATTGACAATATATCTATCTTACAGCGTCACAGTGATAGAAATGTTTTACGCTATACCTACTGAATAATAATTCATCACTAGTGATGCGAAATCATCCAACACTGGTATATCAACAGATGTTTTTAATGCTGAAACTTCTTTTAATTTTTCTATCTTACCTGTTTTATCACTAGTAACAGCCTCAGATTTTTTAGTTTCAGACATCTTTTTAATACTCCATACCATATCTTTTGTTACTTCTCTTGCTTCCTCTTCTTTTCGTCTTTGTGATTCTAATATCTTTTTTTCTGTATCAGCTATTAATTCTGTTGGTTTTATTTTTCCACTTACTACCGATCCTAATGATTTCTGTTTTGAATCAGCTTTTTCAGATTCTAACATTTTTAATGCTAATAAAGGCTCTGTCTCTTTTAATCTTTTTTGAACACTAGCAAACACGCTTTCTCCGAGCTTTGCTCTATCAAAATGTCTAGAACTAAGTAAATAAACATCTTTTATGAACTGCTTTTCATCAAAATCTTTACTACTTTTTTTCTGCATCTCATATGCTTTTTCAAAATCCTTACTAGCAAATTTTCCAGTATGCACTGCTCTTGACCATAATACATTTTGCAGTGTTTTTGACTTTAATATCTTTTGTTGTAAATCCTCAGTAAGTTTCATAAACTCAGGTTTAAAATGAGTTTCTCTTATAAATTCATGTTCCAATGGTTGTATTTTACCCTCAGCAGCTAACGATTTCCAAGTTCTAGCAAAATCACCACTAGGATCATACATTGATTCTTTTTTAGACATCAATTGATTATAAACTTCTGGATTTTTGTTTTTAATAAACCTAAGAAATTTATCCATTGTACCAGTTTGAGTTGCTATTTGATAAGCGCCATAGGAAGCACCTCCAGCTTTATCATATCCTATGGCAAAAGATCCTTTTTCGCCGGATTCATATCTTGATGATAAAAAACCAATTTTTTTAGGGGTGATTTTTGGTGCTATTTTTTCATACATTTTTTTAGAAAATTCAATATTTTGTCTAATTCTTTCCATAGCACCTTCTGCAGTTTCTCCTATTTTTGGTAAATATACACCAATTCTACTGCCGATTTTTAATAGCTTTTTATTTAAATCTTTAAATAAATATTCAATTTTTTCAAAAAAATCTTTAAATAGTTTTTTAAAACAATTCTCCAAAAAATCAATTAAATCGTCACTAATTTTTTTAAAATAATTAGTGAAATTGGTTTTGAATGATTTAATAGACTTACTAATTTTGTTATAAAGATTTGTTATATCATCTTCAACAATATTCCAGCCTCCTCTTAGTGCTTTTTCAAAATCAAATTTAAATTTATACCCAAGTTTTTTCAGTATAAAATTAGCAGGTTTTTCTATTAACGACAGCAAACCAGAACCAAAACCAATAACACCCTCTTTTATCTTTCCATATACTGTTGATTCTTTTTCAATATTTTTAATAGCACTCTTAATACCTTCAAAAAGTGATGCTACAACAGCAATAGGACCTACTTTCTTACCAATAAACTTAATAGATTTAAAAATTTTAAAAAAAGATTTGGATAATACTCTAAAAAATCCTTTTATATATTTTTCAAAAATGATCGTCCAAATACCGACATCACTTAAACCTATTTCTCCATCTCCACTTCCAAAAAATGATGATACTCTATCTAACCATGTTTTTTTATCTTTTGCTTCTTCACGTATGTCACGTTTTTTACTTTTCTTAAAATGATCAAATATTTTATTTAAAAGTTTCGTTTGTTTGACTTCTTCTTTTAATTCAGGACTTTTTTTACTAAACAACCCTGAATAATTCAAAAATTTTTCAACCCCTCCTCTAACAGCAACAAATGAATTATAAGCCAGTGTTATATATTCTTTAGTTGGTCCCAATATTTCATCAAATTTATCCTTAAAGAAACCAGTAACATCGTTTAATTTTTCTTTATAATAAATCATACGTTCATGTTCAGCATCAATTAGTTTTTGTTCAATATCAATTAATTTGTCTGCAAATCCATCAGTAAGTCTTTTGACTATTTTTTTTGAAGAAACTATATCATCTTTAGCAAACTCATCTAATGTTTTATCCAATGAAGAAAGTATCTTCTTTTCTTTTTTTTCTCTTTCTTGTTCTCTCTTAGCACTCTTTTTAATTGTCTTCAGTAAATTATTATTTACATCTAATATTTTATTATCTCTGGCAAAACCATTTTTAAGTATTTCTAGTATTTCATTACTTTTGTTTTCTTCTGGTAATTTAAATTCCTTCATCACTAAATCTCCGAAAAAAATTAAAAAAGGGTCTAAAGAATCATATACTGTCCTTTAGACCCTTTTTAAAGATCCATTTGATAAAATAATATCAAAGCGAGACCAAAACTAAGCAAATCTTGTTTTAATTTTGCTATTTAAATCTTTAATTATTAAATTTAACACAGCATCTACCTCAAATATTGGCATTAAATTACTTTCCATTATTGAAACACCAGCTTTTTTAGACAGATAGTACTGCTCTTCTATAATGTTTTCTAAAGTAGTGTAACTATATAGGGATTTGATTAATAGAAAAAATTTTCTATTGGTACCTCTATCTTATCTTCTAAATTACAATGTGGACATTTTATTTCATATTCCAAATCAATTCCAAAATCATAATTATCAAACCAATCTCTGATTTTATTAAACATAAAGTCATAACAATTTTTTACAAATTCATAAGCATCTTCAAAAGGAGGATCTTTAATTGATCCTTCCGGTAACATTATTTCTTTAATACAAAAAGCATAAGTTACTATAACTCTTTCTATATTTTTATCTGCATCATTAATATCTTTAATTTTATCGGCAGCTTTCTTTTGTATACGTCTAGTAAGAGGTGTTAATCTAACTGATATATTTTCATCTAGTTTTACTATATCCCTGCCTTTAGATAAATCAAGTTTTTTAACATTCAATTTATTTAAATCAATCTTTTGTATAGACTGACTTTCACATTTTTTGCAATCATAAGTAAATTCAATAAAACTACCCTTTGATTTTTTTCTTATCTCAATTAAAAGATATAATCTATCAGCAATATATAAATCATCAATAGAAAAGTCAACATCAGTTATACAATCAGTAATAAGATTATCTAATGCATTCTCTACCGAAACATCATTATCATTCCAAGATGACAATAGTTTTTTCATAGCTAGAGTAGTAACTGGTTTAAAAGTAACACTTTTACCACTGCCAGGTAACGTAGTGGTAAATTCATACCCATTCAGATATCTTTTAAAATCTACAACTTCCTTTTTTAAAATTTTTGACATATTTCACTCCACTTATCTTAAAAAATTAACCAACTTTACTTTGTAAATTAGCATATCCTATAGTATCATATTTAGGAATAACAACATGATACTGATACGAAAAAGTAACATCAAATTGAGCGACATCACTAGTTGCGTAATCTAATGTGATATCAGCAATACTTTTAGGCCACGCTCCTATTAATTTATATTTTACTAAATTATTACCATTTCCATCTAGTAATATTATATGCTGGTCAGATAAATATCTATCAGGCGCACCATGAACATTACTAGTAGGATCTAAAATAACCCTTTCCCATGTTTTAAATGTAGATAAAATTTTCGCCATTCTATCAACATTGAAAGTAACAGTCCAATCAGCATAAACACGCTTGCCAGCAATCTTATAGTCATATCCTTGCCAGTTAGTTATGATTTCTTCAAAATCTGAACCAGGCAATGTAGTTGATCTTACCAAATAAGTAGGTGATAGATCAGATCCTTTAAGTACTCCCGTTGGAAAAGATGGTGCGAAATAAAATAAGTATTGTCTAGCACCACCCTTAAAATGAGCAACGTAATCATTTAAATTAAAACCAATATCAGGCATTGCTTAACCTCCATTATTTTTTATAGTAAAAAACATAATTACCACAGTCCCATATTCTATCGTATTCATTATTTTTCATATTTTCCCACTCAGATATTAACATATTATAGTTGTTTAGTTTATTTTTTAATTTATGCTTTTGCCACTTAACTCGGTGTTCTCTAATATTATTTATAATATACCAATAATTAGGTTTTGATATATGATCTAAATTAAAACCCAGTTTTTTATAAAAAATTCCATCTGAAAATCTTCTATCAGCATATGACACTATTTCTGAAAAGTTGTATAAATTAACAAAAAATTTAAACAATTTTGATGCACCACCAACAACTTGAGTATTTAAAGCTGTAGCATATCTTATTAATTCTGTTTTTGGTTGTGCTCCAGTGATTTTTCTTTTGCCAAAAGTCATTACTGACACTAATTTTTCTTTATTAAATAAACCTAATTTTACAGAACTATTATCTTTTCCTTGCAAATGATTATTTTCAAGAAAAGAATTTTTTGTTGTATTATCAATTTCCTTTATTACACAATTTTTAGCATATACTCTTTCTTTATAAATACCCATTTTACTCAACAAAATAGATTTCACAATATCCTGCTTATATATCCACTCATCCTCAAATATCTGTATAAGTCTTATATTTTTCTCTGTACATTGATTTAACTTATTTAAATGATAGTTTCTGTCCTTACATCCATTAATTTCAGAGTGCCAGTACAAACCATTGTACTCAATAGCAATATTCTTTTCTGGTATATAAATATCCAATGGTGGTATAACTGCTTTTGTGTTCTCAATTACATCAAACCCCAATGACTTAACAAACTCACAC